TATCATAAAATATTTATATCTTTGTATTAGTTCTTTAAAATATGGGGGTGACAGGAATTGATTGGCGTTTATATGGTAAATGGGCACGTAGTCGGATGTCATCTACGACTTTAATCCACGGTGGTAACAATTAAACGGCAACGTTTACAACCAAATGGAAGCTTGCGGGTTAATCGCAACTTCTAACGTAGCAGTAGCCTAAGGCGAGACTACATTCGGGTCGATGTACATATAACCTAGGAACAGAAGTACTTAAGGTGTAACACCACCTCAGAGTGTTGGAGCAAACCTGACGGCTCTTGAAAATCCGGTTAGGAACAGTTTTGTAAGTTTTCTGATATTAACTTACTATTTGTTGGTTATGAATAATCAAATAAACGTGTAGTCCATTTATGATATTGCGAGCAAGACCGGGTTTCGATACCCGCACCTCCACTTCAAGGGTCCATTAGGACCCTTTTTTATTCTCAATAATCAAGTTTATGAGTTCATTAACCATATCATCAGACATTTCGTTTTTCATCCAATTTATGGCTCTTGATACCCATCTAATATTACCTTTAACATAACCTTTATTAGTATCAATTCTATCTAAAGATGCCGAATAAATTGGGTTCTTTTTGATTTTTGAATGTGATGATAATTTTAAATTTATCCCACTAAAAAAACATATACCCCTTTGTAATTCCCATTGAATTTTTAAATCCTCTAAAGTAACATCAACTTCTCTATTTCTTTTCAAAATGTTTCTATAATGATATCTGAATTTTGTATACTCATCTTTTCTCCAACCAGAGTGTTGTGATATATCATATGTGCTTCTTTTATCTCCGAAATTTTTTGTGTTGTTTTTACCGGCACAGGATCTACTACAAAAATTCATTCTATTGAATTTTTTATTCCTTTTGTATTCAGAAAGAGGTTTTTCAAAAGATTTTCCACAAAAATCACAGGTGCAAACCGTTAATTTTCTATTGTATAATTTGTTTCTCATATTATATAAATATGTGGAAATCAAGGAATTATTCGTGGAGGTGGTAAAATATTTAATATTTTTCAAAAATTAAACCCATCTTAATGATGGGTTTTTTATTTATATCTATAACGAACAAAGAGGTCTTTAGGACCCCTTTGCCGAGATTGAATACCTCCTTTTCGTTTAATCATATTATCATCTAACGGCGACCAAACCAATTAGACTCTAATATAAATATCTATTAAGCATATAAACGTGCTAAAGTTTTTAACATTGCCAGGTTCATATATGCACCCATACCACCACCCGATTTTTCCTCAGGTGATTCAATAGTTGATAACTCTTGTGGTGTAACACCACTTTGGTTTACAACATTACTAAATTCAGGATTATTGGCTAATTGATTTCTAAAGTTTCCATCTTCCTCGAATTTTCTTTCAAAAGATTCAAAACTTGGTAAACCAAATATATTTAATATTCCGTTTGCAATTATAAATTTTTTAATTAAATCACGTCTATCTTTTCTACCCGCCCTAACAACATTCCACCATTTTGATAACCATGTACTTGGTTCCATTCCTTTTTTCGCCACATATTTCGCTAACGCTCTTTCTTGGAAGAAACTTTTAAGTCCTGTACTAAATTTACCTCCGGCAGATATTTCTTTTCCAATAGTTTTAGGTAAAGATGATAAACCTTTAATTTCAGCAACAGCAACTTTATTTACATTTATTGCCTCACTCATACCTCTTCCCCAAGTTTTACCAAAACCCGGTATACCCTCAACTTGTTTAATTAATTGTCCAATTTTAGGATTACCTAAGTGTTGTTGTATTTTAAGATATTGTTCCGCTAATTTTGGATTTGATTTTGCTAATCTTACAATATCATCTGCGTTTCTTAAAATTATTTTACCACTTCCGGTTACACCTTTTAATATTCTAATAAATGGTTTAATAACAAAATCACCCACAGTAGGTATTAACGCAATTAACATTAAACCCGCATAAAGATATTCTTTTTTTGAGATATATCTGATGATTGATATTACATCAAAAACCTCACCAATTACGGGTATAAATCCTGCGGCTAATAAAATATTTTCTACCGTATCCTCTTTTAAAACTTGTTTTTGTTCTAATATTTCTTTTTTACTTATTTCCATTTTTAATGTATGAATTCACAGAATTTATTTGCAACTTTTTCTGATATGTCAGATTCTTTCACAACTTCACCGAATAGGTTTCCTAAATAGGTACTACCCATACCACTAAAGTTTAATCCGTAGTTGTTTTGATTTCCACCAACCTCTCCTGATGCAATGTATCTCACCAACATGGTGATTAATCTGTCAGATAAAGCAGGAAACGCTGCGTCACACTCTTCTTTATTTTTGAATATTTTTAATAAATCCAAAGGATTCCAATCAGCAAAAAGTTGTGCAGCAAATGTTGAAAAACTTGGACCGGCACCAAAAATTTCTTTTAATACAAATCTGATGATATATTCTTTTGCCGACGTTGCAAGTGCGTCACTTAAGGCCGATTTTACATCATCCGTTTTTAATTGATTGGGTACTAAATTTTTTACACTATCAGGTATTTCAATCTCATCAATATCATAACCTTCATTAACTAAACTACGTGTTATTAAAACATATCTCTCAACTAAATAATTATCATCTTTAATATCATTTAATTCGACATATGCTTCATTCAAACGTCTTTTACGTTCTTCCAATAAAGTATTAGATACTATGTTTTTTATTTTGTTCATTAACTTATTTTTTTCCAAACATATTTAGAATCATATGGTTTTAATTCTTCAAGATTTTTAATTCTTGTATATCCCATAGGTAATATTACATTATCTAATTTACCTAATTGTACTTCATCTAAATCCGGTCCTTTATATTTGATTCTATTATTACCATCTTCACCAATAAGATTACCATTGTCTCTCAATGCATTATAAAATACTTCATCACTAACTTCTAATGGTTTAATATCGGGTAATTTGATATCTACTTTAGGCATCGTCAAATCACTCATTTTTAACCTATCCGCTGTTATTGGTTGGATAGGTTCTCTATTTAATGGTGTGGTTTCCTGACTTCCACATACTTTATCAATAACACTTTGTGTCATTCCATTACTTACATCAATTCCCTTGTCTTCAATAGCTTTTTTTGTAATTGGACCGAAATTTCCTGTTTGGTATTTTTCAGGTAATCCTAAACAAATTTGAACCTTTTTAATTTGTTCTGAACGACAACCAAATTCGTGAGGTAGTGATTTACTATTACAATCATGATATCTTGATGTTGACCCACCTCCTCCTCCTCCACCAGGTGTGTCCCAAGTAATTTCAATATTACCTAAACCAATTTTAGCATTATCTGTGGTGGTTTGCTGTGATGTTTCTGGTGTTGTTTGATTATCTCGAGAATATTGATAAGCATATGGCATCAACTCTTGTTCTGAAATGGTCACTTGACCTTCCTTACATTTGTATCTACCCATTTTTTTACCGGCAACATCAAATACCCTTCCATTGGTGTAAAACTGAATTCCTGCCGGATATTCAGGTGGACTTACTGAAACACTAATTTGACCACCTGGACTTGTACCAATTTTACCTTCTTTACTGTTTAATAATTCTTGAATACATGGTGCCCATTCCCCTGTATCTGTTGGTTCATCTTCAGGGGTATCATCAGGAATAGCAAGATTGTCATTTTCAAATAAGAACCACCAAATCGCGTAAGCACCAACACCAATAGCAGCACCCCATGCTAACAATTGTTTCCACGACATATTTTTAACATTGATGTTGTTAATCAATTCTTTTGATTTCTCCGTCAATGTTTTTCTTTGTTGTGGCGGTACATTTTGACCGTTACCTTTTGGGGTTAGATTTTTACTTTTACCTCCTCTAGTTTGTCTTCTTTTTGCAACACCCCTTTTAAATGCCTGTTTGAAATTAGGATTTTTCTTTGCATTATTCATGAAAGAATTTACCGCCGTATCACTATAACCAGCCGCTTTAAGTGCCTTTCTCATTTCACCGTCAGTCATTTTTCCATATCTACTTACAAAGGATTTACTACCAACAACTTCTTTGGTTATACCATCAATTAATTCTATTGGAGTCTTAGAAGACTTTAATAAACCTTGATTAAATAACGCTAAAACCTTGTCATCCATCGCACCAGTTGTTTTAAGTGCGTAAAGTAAATCATCGACATTTGTAATTACGACGGCTTTATTTGGGCTCGATTTTGTGTAACCAACAATTTGGTTCTTATCTTGCTGTGCAAATTTTAATACATCATCAAACGCGGCAAATACACCCGGTTTTGCCTTACTAAACGCCTTGGCGTCACCAGTGAAACCCGCTACAAATTGTCTAGATCCTTGTTCATTTATTGAAGTTTGTTCACTTTCCTTAAGAATACCTAATAAACTAATTTTCATATTTTCTATTTTTCTATTTTTTTTATTTTACCATTCAACCGAATCATAATCGGGTTTAGTGTTTGATCCTTCTATTGCTGCTGCCAATTGTTGATATTGTTCTCTCTCTTTTCCTTGTTGATATGCACCAAACCCAACCAATGGAACACCGACATTTAACGCTGTTTGTGCTGCGGTACCCACTTTTCCACCACCTAATGCAGCTTTTACAGCCCTACCAGGTGCACTAATGACATTCCATGTTCCTTTTAAAAGGGAAGTTAACATCTCAACCATTTTACCAACAAATTTACCTAGAGCTGAAAATGGTCCCTTTAAAAAGTTATATAATTTTGGTGAATATTTTGCAAAATTTGCTGACGCTTTTTGTATTAAACTACTAGCTCCTTGTGCTGAATTTAAAATTCTTTGTACTATCCCCTGTAAAGGTTTACTTGATTGTACCGCTTTTGATAATCCTTGTGAGCTTTTACCGAATGTTTTCATCGATGTCGTAACACTTACTTTCGCACCTTTCGCAATTATACCCGTTGTAACCAAACCTAAAATGTCAATACCAAAGAAAAGTAATCTCCATCCCATTGGTAAATCTGGATCTTCATAATTCCCCGAAATTAATTCGTAAAGGTCTAAACCAACAACAATTGCCCAAACTGAAGCTTGAATATATTTTGCAGCACCTAAGGTTCCCACAGTAAGTGCAACTAAAATTGCATCTAGTAGGATTCCGATAGGGTGGTAGAGTGCAGATCTAATAGATCGTGCAACAAATAACATACCCTTACCAATTATTTCAAATGCCTTCTTCCATTCACCATCTTTAATGTTTGTGTATAGTTTTTTAAGACCCTCAACCGAGGTCGTTGCAAAATTTGCAATACCTTTTCCTGCACCTACTACAGTATCCTTAGTCCAATCCCATGCGTCCTGGAATATGTTTTCATTTAAAAGTTCTTTTACAAATGGTTTTAAACCAACCATATTTTGATTTGATTCAGTTATTAAAAACGAATCTAAAGATGTTAAAACAGATTCTTTAATGTCTTTAGGTAAATTTGTTGCAACTTCGAATGAGTGTCTTAAGAAAAACTTAAAATGGTCAAAGTTCTCCCATATGTTACCAATTTTTATTTTTTTCTCAATGTCAATTAAGTCATCTAAAAAAATACAAAATTTTTCATCAGGTGATAGCCACTCCGCTATCACTATAGATTCAGGTGTTTGTGGTCTACCATATAAACCCAATATTCTATTCCTTTCTGATTCCGTAATTATATTATGTCTTTGTACTACCATTTTGTTTAATTATATATAAATACTTTACTTTAATGGGTTCGCTTTACCTCTTTTTAAAATTGATCCAACAATATCAGCCCATTTTGTGACTCCTATTTGATTTGCAGGTCCCCTGGTAACCCCACTTTCCCATTTACCAACACTAGGATACCCTTGTCCACCTGATTGTGTGGACGATGTTCCGGCCTGTGGTTGGGGATTAGGTGTCTCCTCTTGTTCACTAACTTCTTGATTTTCAGGTATATCCTTTAATATCTTTTGAAACTGATCTTCTGAAACCATTATTTTCATAATATATAAATATCAAAAAAAAATTTTGAAATTAGTTATGATATCCAAAAAAATACCTATTTTTGTATTCACTTTAAACAAAAGATATGAAAAAGTTAATTTTATTATTATTTCTACCTCTATTTTGGGGATGTGAAAAATATGAATTACCCAGTAATCCTCAGTTAAATCTTAACGGTAGATGGGACGTTGTTAAAATTAAAGTCGTTATCGATAAGGTAAATTTTGATAGTAAAGTAAGAGTATTATCTGAAGATAGGGCATCCGTCTCTAATTTTTTGGTAACCGGAACAACCCCCAACAATGAATTATTATTAAGTCAAGAATTTGAAAAAACGATAATAAACAGAAGATTTGATATTTCAACAACACAATGGTCGTTTGATTATCACAATCTTAAAATTAAAGATGATGTCTCTGAAGAAACAATGTGGGTGGACTTACCTTGTACCTACTGTACAAAACAAACCATATTAGAAACGGACTATATGGGTCAAAAAACACGTTATACTTTCGAAGTTGATACATATGGGTCTATGCCATCCAACACTTTAGTGTTGACATCACAAACTTTTTTTACCGATATTAAGGTTGGTGGAAATCAATATGATAAAGCAATTGAATCACATTTAGAGATTACTCTACATAGATTTTAAATTACTCATCATAAATTGTTTGGTCGATTTTTGCGAACATTTTAATGAATTGACCCGCCTTCGCGTTTGCTTCATCCTCAATCTCACCACCAATATCGGGTGGTTTAACTTCCAATCTACCTTGTTCGAATTGTTTGTGATGCACGAGTTCGTGTGCAATACTCCTCATTACATCAACTAATGCACGATTTTTACTACAAACCTTTATTACCTTATTTTCTTTGGTGTAATCGTAGTTTGCTGTTGTTTTTAAACCCTCTCTATGATTTTGCACGGATATTGTCGGCATTTCTTTGATACCTAATTCATCCTTTACGAATTTAACAAACTTGTTTAACTTATCTTTTTTATCGTCGCTTAAAAACCCCATAACTATAAATATTACAAAATTATTTCTTCGGGTAAATCGTTATCCTCCAAATACTGGTTTATAAGGTCAATAACAAAAGATTTATCAATTTCAACCAAATCTTCCTCAGTTATAATTTCTGGTGAATAATATATTATATCTGAAAAATCAAACTCTATTATTCTATAAAATTTATCTCCGTCCTTTTTTGTTGAAAATTCCACATAAAGTCTTCTTGTGTCCTCGTTGTAATAATACTCGTGTATCTTCATGTTTTCAAGTAAACAATGATAAGTATATTATAAAATGACAAAATCTTTAAAAATATATATAATTTATGTAGTTTAAACAATAATTAAAGGTATGATAGATTGGTATTTTATAAAAAACAATTGCCCCAAATCATTTGAGAAGTTTATTCAAAACATGTTCCCAAATGTGGGTGTTCCTTGCGTTACCACACTTAATCTATTTGACAATAAGAAGTTATATAAATTTTTTGATAATCAGGGGGTCTTCCTTAATATAGAAATGTACAGTAAAAGTCAATGGGTGTTTACCATATCTTTAAATAACGGTTTTGTTATAGGTAATGGGTCTAAATCTAAAACAACAAGAGAGGAAATAGAATCTGATGGTTTTATTGAGTGTTTTAAAATGTTAGAGAAAAAGATTGAGATGGTCTATGAATGATATTTATGGTATGGAGATGTCATTTAAATTTTTAATTCAAGCGACGAGAATTTTACAGATTAATAATTGCGATGATAAAGAGTTAAAATTAATCTATGAATACTCTGTTTCTATTGACAATGAGATTTTAAATGATTATTTTAATAGTTGTAGTATAATAGGATTCAAAAATGATTTAGAACTTTATATAGAAATTGTGGATGCAATGATTCACATTTTTGAAGGGATGGAAGAATATGAAAAATGTTTTGTTCTAAAAAAGAAAAAAGAAGAATCGATAAAAATAATAAACAAAAAATAAAAATTAATTATTATGTCAGTATTTGGAATGTCTGAAGAAGAAAAGAAAAAAATTCTTGAAAAGCACAAAGAAGCAACCAAAAACCATTATGTTAAAAAAGATGAAATAAAAAAAGGGTTACAAAAACCCGATTCTAAAAAAGAAGATAAAAAAACCTCCAAATAAGGAAGTTTTATTTTTTATTTAAATATTTTGTAAGCAAGATATAGGACAACCAGAAACATCCTGAAATCGAGTAAAAAACGATATCTGCTACCCAATATGAACCACTTAAATCCATAATCAATTTGAATAACGCGTCGTAACCAAATGGAAGAAAGAACATCGCTAACATTAGCGACATATCTCTGTAAAACGTTAATCTTTTTTCCTTTTCTTTTAAATTTTTTATTTTGTTCACTATCATCACCGTCCATGGGTCTATTTGTTTAAGTTGTTATGGTACTTTATAAATATATCAATCCCAAATCTTTCCAATCTGTTTTTCCATACCATTCATAGGTGTGTTCTATTTTAATTGAATCGTTTAGTGTTTTGAAAATAAAAAACCCGTTTTTATTTGACTGGAACTTTTTAATTATTTCTCCTTCCGATGTTTCTAATTTAAACATGTGATCTAAAAAATTTTGATTGGTTTCTTCTAAACCCCAATAGTACTTCATACTATAAAAATTTTCATGTCTGAAGATTTGAATTATGAGAGGTATCTCATTACCTTCGAAATCGACAAAAAATTTACTTTTATAAAGTAAAACCCCGTTATCAAATTTCAAATATTCAGTATATTGTTCGTATGTGTCTCTAACCGCAGGATAACTAACAAAGTGTAAACATTCCACAGTCTCTATATCTACACTTTGGAAATATGGTATTCTGTACTTATCAACAGACAGACTTACATATTTTTCATTTTTATAAAACATATGGGCGTATGCTGACTGTTCAATCCACGAAGGGAAATAGTTTACATTATTTCTAATTAAATTAGATAGTGCAAACTCTATATCGTCTAAACTATAATATTTTTCTGAAGGTATATAAATTAAACCCGTATTCACATTCTTTAATACCGGTATTTCGTTTTTTGGTTCGTTAAATGAATATGAACTTTGAACATCAGGAAAATAAAATGGTGTTCCAGATTGAATTAAACTAATTACATTGCTTGGTTTTCTCATAAACAATAAATCGGTATCAACACCAAGAATGTTTTTGGAATCAGAAAAGAAATAATAATCAAATGATTTTATTTTGTGCCATAAATTTATTTTTGACGCACCCAATCTATAACTCAAACAATTAGGATGGTTTTTTATATATTTTTCAATTTCTAAATCCGCCCATTTTCTATCTATAAATGTTACATTTTTAATGTCACTTAACAATGAAACATCTATATCGGTTAATGACCCATCATCGTGTAGATATATTGGTACGTTTTTAAACTCTTCATATTTTTGAAGAGATTTGAAATTATTGATTGCCATTACAACATCCCTATTACAAATAAGAGAGTGTATTTCTAAATTTTTGAAGTTTTCACTTACCCCGCTATGTTCCATGGTTTTATATTATTTACTTTTTCGATATAATTTGAAATGAAATACCTGTTGATGAACCCAACAAGATTACTAACTGAATGTATTTTTATTCCTGAGTTATACGCCGAAATAGACATGACAGATCCCTCACCAGCACCAATTGTGTCAACAAAATTTAATTCAATATCAACACCTTCACAAAAATCAACTAAACTATTCCAAATTTCAAAGAATTTTTTTTCTTTTCCATCATCTTTTTTTATCATCCACCTACCCTCTAAAAAATGTTCGTGATATGACATTGTATTGTGAATTAATCTTTTTGGTTCATACCCTAATTTATTAAGTAACTCAAGACCCCTTAATCCGTATTTGGTATTTCTAAAACCTTTATTTGCACAAACCGACAAATCATTATTTAAAAATGTGTCACCGATGTGACCAAAGTTTGCAAATATATGTAGACCATGTTCTACGTCTTGGAAAACACTTAGGTCATTTACATCTTTAAGGTAGACATCGGCATCTAAAAATATTGCTGTGTCATAGTGTTTCAAACATTCCTGAACAATCACCCTTTTTTCATGAAAAGAAAAATATTCTTTTTTATACTCAATTGGTGTGAGTAATTCTGTTTGTGTGTAATGGTTCATATCATTAGTTAAAACAAAAATATGGTGACCCATATCATTTAATTGTTTTATTAACGAATCTCCAAACTTGATATATTTCTCACCGTATGTTAAAGTACAAAACGCAAAGTTTTTCATATCTCATCTATTTGTGTCCATTCTTTTTGACCGTACCAATCATAAGTATGGAATATTTTTATGTTTTTCTTATTTTCAAAAACCATTTCGCCATTTTTTTCACTGTTAAAATGATAAACATTATCATTTATTTTAAATTCGTGATCTAAAAATTCTACGTTATTTTTATTATTCCATTTATAGTTTAAACACATTAAATTATCTGATAATTGATAAATCTCATATGATAAATCAACTTTTGTATTTATAAAATCTATATCAATTGATTTTGATTTCAATAACTTACCATCACCAATTTTAACGGTTGTACGGTCAGGGAAATTTTTTATGTAATCACCAATTTGACCACCACTACAAAAATTATATTTTAAATTATCTCCTATAAAATTTGCAACATCATGTGAATTAATTTTTATTTCACTTTTTGCTACAGACAATCCAACCAGATTACCCTCACCAATCCCAACTCTTTTTACATTGTTATATATTTCGTAATCATCTAAAACTGATGATAAACTTCTCCAAGTATCTAATAATATTTTTTCTTTACCATCATCTTTACAAATGATTAATGCGCCTTCTTGATAATGGTATGCATTTTCTAACGGGATTTCTAATTCTTTTGATTTTAATAATGCCAATTCACCATATCCCTTAATTCTACCTGAAATGTCGGTACTATTAAAAAATCCGCCACTACTTCTAATCACTTTACCCCAATCCCAAGATGGATGAAATCCTGGTTCAATTTTTCTTAAAAAGTTTGTATAACAATTTTTATAGTTTTTGTAGAAAATTCTACTGTCCGAATCTATGTACACAACACAATCATAGTACTTGAATCCTTCTTCAAAACAAATTATCTTATCGTTATATGAGAATCTTTTATTTGGATATTCAACTAATATAACATTAGGAACCTTTTCAAATAAATCTTTTCTATCTGTTACAATTAATAATTCTTGTTTAAAATAATTCAAATCGTAACACAATTTAAGTGCCTTCTTATTAGCATCATCACCAACGGCAATTGTACTGATTATGTAATTTTGTTTTACATAATCTTTTCTACAACCATGATTACCTTGTATGTCTGTTTTAAATTCATTCTTAACCTCAACAATTTTTTCATTTGACACAAATAGATTAAGGTGTTTACCTTTCGTATAAATTGCTGTGTCTATTTGATTATCGATGTTTTTTAAAATTTCCAATAGTTTTTTTGCACCCTTCGGTGAAATTAATAAAGAAGGTAAACAGGTTACAGTTCCTTTAGGTTTAGACAAATGGTCTGAATATTTTTCAGTTTCTATTTTTATTTCACCATAACCTAAATAACATAAATCAAAATCATCAGGCAACTCAGATAATACTTTTTCTAAATAATAATCAAAATTATCTTTTATACGTGTATCATCTTCAAACGTAATTGTTGGAGAGTCTAATTGAGATATTTTTTCAAATACTTTTTTATATGTTAACAATACACCTAACCCACCTTGGGTTAATGATAAACCCCAAGCGGTTACTGTATCCATTAAAATATCCTCTATTGCATTTTCACTAAGTAAACCTTCTTCAACGTCTCTCGGATGTACTTTATATCCATCAACTGAATCAAATCTTTCATATATGTCTTTTAATAAATTACTCTTATTTAATTGTTCTTCTATGAAAAGTTTTCTATCAGGCCTTCTTTCTAAATTTAAATAAAAACAATGTTTTATCATATTATAAATTTCCTGTTAATCTGTTACACCAACCTTTAGATGTACTATATGGCCAAACAACCCAATACGATGGTTTTGATTCTACTTGAAATTCTCTCCACACTTTACCGTAACCATCTGAATCATTCATAATTTGTCTTATTTCATTTTTATCGGCATCTTTTCTATAAACAGTTTCATCTTTTTCATTATGAAATGCAACAACCCAAAATTCATAATCTTTTTCAGGTACTTCATGAAAATTTATATCAATACAATGTTTAAAAATACTCATAAATGAATCTTCAAACTCTTTACCATATAATGGTGGATTTGGTGCTAAATTATTATCCTTCGTATATTTTTGAATTGCACGTTTTTTAAATGATAAACCGGAGTATCGTTCATAATCTTCTAATGTTCTAATTTTTCCAAAATCATACACACCAAAATCAATGTCCTTAACCTCACCATCCATTTCAAACAATTTCCTATTCCTAAGATGTGAACTATTGTTTCTGTTAACCCACACAGGGTCGTCGTCCCATTGTTTTTTTCGCCCTTTTCTTGTGTATTCGTGCCAAACAACTATTTTATGTGGATGAAATAAATCATATCCCCATGTGTATGCTCTGACTGCAATTGAAATCTCTTCTCCGTGGAAATAATATTCTGGATCATGAGGAACTTCTTTAACAAATGAACCTAAAGTAAAACAAAAATGTGCGGAATAAAATCTTGCAGGAATAGGTTCACTTCTTTCTTTAAAATCATCTATAGTAGCGGGTAAAAAGAAAACCGCACCTTCAGGTATAAACCTATCAAAATTCATTTTCCACGGAATCATGTTTCTTCCTTGTGGATCGTTATCTGGATCAAATGAAGACACATAACCAGTTAAAAGTGGTTTTTTATGTCCTTTGTTTTGAAGTTGTTTGACCATGTCAATTAACTCAATGTCCCAATTTTTGATGAATCTATGATGTGAGTCTAATTGTAACGTATATTCCTCATCGTCATATTGTTGTTGTAGTGTATTTCTCGCCCAACAAGCACCTTTTGATTCACGATAATCAATATCCACGATTTTAAATCTTGGGTCATCTTTGAATTGATCTAAATTGTCCCACGAATCATCTGTAGAATGTTGCCAAGCAATTGAAAAGACTAAATTTTCAGGATATTTGGCGTTTAATAGACAATCTTTAATGGTCGGTACTAATTGTGGGTCTCTGTACGAAGCGATTTGAATGAATATTTTGTTTTCTTTCATTTTAAGATATTATACGATAGAAAATATAAGAATAAAAGATAAAACTTTAAACCATTTTTTTTTATCGTTTTTTTTATTTATTTTTTATAAAAAGAACTATAAAAATATGTCTACAGTTTATCAACCAATTGTAATTGAGGAATCCGAACAACTATTGA